GGGAGCAACGGGAGCGACTGGGGCAACGGGAGCAATGGGTCCTCAAGGAGATATAGGAGCGACTGGGGCTACTGGAGCAACGGGAGCAATGGGTCCGCAAGGTTTGCAAGGCGACCAAGGAGTAAAAGGAGCGACTGGGGCTACTGGAGCAATGGGTCCGCAAGGATTACAAGGCGATCAAGGACCTCAAGGAGTTGCTGGACCTCAAGGAGCGACAGGAGCAACGGGAGCAATGGGACCTCAAGGTTTACAAGGCGACCAAGGACCGCAAGGAGTTGCTGGACCTCAGGGTGCAACGGGAGCAAAAGGTGACGCTGGTGTTAGTTCATTTGTTTATCCTTATCGGGCAGATGCCAATACTCAAGCTCCGCCAGTAACAAGTGGTTATATTGAATGGAATAATGTTAATCAATTATTAGCGACGAATTTATATGTTAGTCATATTGACGAAAATGGAGACGATGTTGAAGTCCTTTTGGGTTTAATAAATGCTGGAGATGTTATTGTAATTCAAGATAAAGCCAATTCAGGAAATTATCAAAATTGGAATGTTACAGCAGTTACAATTGTAGCAAATCAATACATTGATTATACAGTTACATTAGAATCATCTACTCATAGTTTTTCTAATAATGACCAAATATTATTTATTATACAAGCAGTTGGACCTGCTGGACCTCAAGGACCTGCTGGACCGCAAGGGTTGCAAGGAGTTGCTGGACCAACGGGAGCGACGGGAGCTATGGGTCCTCAAGGATTACAAGGCGATCAAGGACCTCAAGGAGTTGCTGGACCTCAAGGAGCGACGGGATCAGCTGGACCTCAAGGGTTGCAAGGAGATCAAGGACCAATTGGAGCAACTGGACCAGCAGGACCACAAGGGTTGCAAGGCGATCAAGGACCAGCTGGACCTCAAGGATTGCAAGGAGATCAAGGACCAATTGGAGCGACTGGACCTCAAGGAGCATCAAATTCAAATTCTACTGCTATTGAAATAACAGATAGTAATACCAACGCAACATTTTATCCTACATTTGTTAGTGCATCAGGAGCAGGACAAACGCTATATGCGGATACAACAACTACACCTTTGAGTTATAATCCATCTACCTCTACGCTTACAGCAACAAATTTTAGTGGTTTAGCATCAACCGCAACCCAAGTGAATGTCGCAACAACAACAAGTAATTCAACATTTTATCCATTGTTACAAGCGAACAATTTATCAGGATTTTGGAATACAAGTAAATCAGGTAGTTTTGTAGCAAATCCATCAACAGGTTCATTTCAAGCTACGACATTCGTAGGAGCTTTACAGGGCAACGCCTCAACGGCTACATCGGCAACCAGTGCAACTAATTCAACCAATATTGCTATAACAGATACTAATTTAAATTCAACCTATTATCCTACTTTTGTTAGTGCCTCAGGAACAGGACAAACGCTGTTTGCTGATATTGCTACAGGACCATTTACATTTAATCCTCAAACAGCAACTCTTACAACAGGAACAGTCGTAGCAAATCTTACAGGAAACGCAGATACAGCAACCTCGGCATCATCAGCAACTAATTCTACAAACGCAACTAATACTGCTGTAACCTTAGATATAACTACAAATGCCAGTGAATTTGTTACTTTTGTTGGTGGAACTACTGGTAATCAGGCTCAAAATGCATCAACGGCTTTAACATTTAATCCATCAACTTCTACATTAAGTTCTACCAATGTAACCGCTACTACATTTACAGGTGCTTTGTCAGGAACAGCTACAAATGCTACTAACAGCAATATAACAGATAATAATTCAGCAACAACATATTATCCCGTATTTAGTGCTGGTTCAGGAAATCAACCATTACAAGCAGATATTACAACAGGACCTTTAAGTTATGTCCCATCTACAGGTGTTTTATCAGCAACTAAAATAAAATATCCATCAGGAACAGCAGGACAAGTGCCGATTAGTGACGCAACAGGTCTTCTAACATTAGGAACACCAAGTAGTTCAATTACTTTTGCGAATAATCCTACTTGGACTGTAGCCTCTGGTGCTACGGTAGCATTAACAAACGGAGCGTATTTTAATTTTGGTAGTCTTGTTCTACCATCGGCAGGGACTTGGGCTATTTTTACTACGAGTTCATTAGGACAACCTTCAGGAAATATTAATTCTTCATTTACAAGAATAGGTTTAAGTAATAATGGTTCTACTGGTGGAATATTCTATTATCAAGATAGTCCAGTAATACCTACAACTACAAATTCTACACCATATTATCCCGCTTTGACAACTATAGTAACGCCTACTGGAAGCACTACTTATACTTTGTTTATATATTTAAGTTGGACGCAAGTATCTGCTCCTACTTTTACGGCTGAGGGTGCTAAACGCTCCTTTTTTGCTATAAAACTCGCATAAGCATAAATAAAACATTTTCTTAACATATAATAAATGGTAGATAATGTTACGATATATGGAATTGCTACTTTAGCGGCAGCAACTATGGGAATTTGTATAAGATATGCTTTCAAATCAAAATGCAGTGATGTAGGATTATGTTGCGGATTAATACATATAGAGCGAGATATAGAAATGGAGGTAAAGGCAGAACAAGCCGAATTAGATGCAGGAGTAAAACCTGAGGAAAGCCAACGAATATAACTTATTATATAATCTAACTTAATTATATAATAAATGGATAAGTATGATGAGCTGTTGCAATATAGTGACCCAGCAATTGTTCGAAAAAAAGTAGACCAATTTTTAGGAAAAGATGTACCACTTTACATTTCTACAAGACCGACAAAAAAATACATGATTCAAAATCCTGATGGCAAATTTATTCATTTTGGAGAAATGGGATTTCAAGATTATACACGAACATTAAATGATGTTAAACGCCGTTCATTTAGATCTCGTAATGCAAAATGGGCTGATGCGCAGAAATGGACTCCTGCGTGGTTAAGCTATTATCTTTTGTGGTGAGATAATCTTTATGCTTTTTAGAATTAAGATGTCTTGCTTTATGATTTTGTGTATATTTTCTACCACATTCACAATTAAATTTTTGGTTTTTATATTCTAATATTTTAGGTTTATTAGTTTCATAATATTCTTTATCAAATTCCTTTTTAGTTCTTGATGGAATTTGAGTATTTAATATTGCATTTAACTGTTCATACCAGTGTCGTTCCCTTGCAGTAGCTTCATTAATATCATTGCAAGAAAATTTTTCAATTTCAATCATACTCCAATTATCCCAACCACCATTAGCTCTAATAAATTGATAAATTTTATAATTATAACATTTACTATTGTTATTAGTGCAATTATTTTTATGTTTCCATTTTCTTTGAATAAAATTAGTTGTATGACCAACATATAACTTAGTTATATTCAAATCATTACATACGATTTTATAAATAATGGTTTTACTATAATCCATTTCCTTTTTAGGCATCTTATATAATCCTATACAATCTTATCTTTAAATCAATTTTTTAAATAAACTAACTAACAAAAAAATATTTGTTTATATATATGCCAAAGAAACAAAAACAAAACATTACTTTGAATATTGCAGAAATTAAACCAACTTTAGAGGGAACTGGAATTGTTAAGGATATTAAAAAAGGAATTAAAAAAGCAGGAAAATCTGCCTTAAAAGAGATTAGAGATGTTGTATCAAAAGGAGAGGATATAGCCCAAGAGTCAATTGATAAAACAAAAAAATATGTTAAGGCTGTCGTGTATGGACGGGAGGATTATCCACCAAAAGTTAGAAAAATATTAAAGGAATATGGTAATGAGATTATAAGCGAAATTGCAATAAAAAGAACCCCTGTTTCAGGATTATTGACAGGTGCTTTAAATATTGCATCATTAGGGAAATTTGCCAAGCGTATGAAAGATAAAGCTTTTGATGAATTATTCCATTTATTTTTAGAAATTACAACAAAATCAAATAAACGATTAACTGTTGAGAAAAATGAGGTTATCGTAATAGAATTAGCTGGAGCAGAAAGACCTAAAACAGAAATTAAAAAAGTAACAAAAGTTCCACAGGATTTAACAATTCAAGAAATGCTTGATAAAACTAAAGAAGCTATGGGAACTGAGAATTTTTTTCGCTATTCCGCAATTGATAAAAACTGTCAAGATTTTTTAACGGGTATATTTAAAAGTAATAATATTGGAGACGAAACTGATTTGAAATTTATTAAGCAGGACACGAAACAACTGTTTAAGGACTTGCCTTATTTAGCCAAACTAACAAATGCGATAACAGATTTAGGAGCAAAGGTAAATGTTATAACTGAGGGAGCTGGTGTCGCTAATTATGTTGTTCAAAGTGTTGTATTTTCAAAGGATAAATGGACTACGCCAAAAGCAAAGAAATTTTTAAAAGAAAATCAATATAAAGTCCCAAAGGTAGATAAGACAGATACTCAATTAAGATTTAGACAAATAGAACCAGATAAAGTAGAATCTGATGGATTTACAGAATATAGAACAAAAGAATTAGGAGATTCAGGAATTTCTTTAATTCTTGTTTATAAGAAAAATAAAATCTCAAGTAAATCTATGAGCAGAAAATCTAAAAAAGAAATGGTAGGAACTGGAGCAATTCCACCCCAAGTGTTAGTTGAACAAGAACTCACTGGCGGTTCAATATGTAAAATGTGTAAATGCAAAATGGAGGATATGTCAGGTGGCAAACTAAATGTTGGTAAAGCAATAAAAAAAGCTGTTAGAAAAGCAGTTAAACCAGCAGAGAAACTTGCAGTATCAGGCAGTGACAAAGTAGTAGATTATGTTACATCAAAGAAAGGAGGTTTAGCATCTGACCTTGTGACTTATGGTATTCCAGCAGTAACATCAGGATTAGCTGGTTTGGCAGCAACGGCAGCCACAGGTGGAAACCCAGTTGCAGGAATGGCTGCCTCTGCAGTTGGAGCCAAAGCTGGAGCAATGGCGGCCAAAGAGGTGAGCAAGGCCGCAGGAACTGGTATGCCAAGAAAAGGTCGTTTTGTAAAAGGCTCTGAGGAGGCTAAGGCTTACATGAAAGCAATGCGCGAAAAACGAGGAAAGAAATAATGTTTTAAATGAAAGTTAAGATATTATACAGAAAAATGTTGTTTAAAAATGATTTTTAATATTAAAAACCATTTTTAATTCAAAAAATCGTTATAACATATTAAAAAAATTAATTTTTTTAATATGTTATACAATATTAATCAAAAATTAACTGAAAAATCATTTAATTCTGTTTAATATATTAATTTTCTGTTTAAAATATTAGATTATAATTAAATATTAAGAAATATTTTCTGTTTAATATTATATAATGGAAAAAATAAAAGATTTTATTTCTGAAAAGAGACCTACTTTAAGTAAATCATCGGTTAATACTTATGCATCTATATTGAAAAACTTATACAAGAAAGTTTTTGACGACACTGAATATAATTTAAATAAATTTGAAAAGACATCTCCAGTGTTAGAGTATCTAAAAGATATGCCACCAAATAAAAGAAAGACGATATTAAGTGCATTAGTCGTTATTACAAATGAAAAACCTTATAGAGACTTGATGATGGACGATGTCCGCGATTACAATAAAACAGTTGAGACACAGACTAAAACCGATACGCAAAAAGAAAACTGGATTACAGGCGATGGTATACAAGAAATATACTCAGAATTAAAAACAAATGCTGATGCACTTTATAAAAAGAAATCTCTTACGCCATCTGATTTGCAACAAATACAGAATTATATTATAATGTCTCTTTTAGGAGGAATTTATGTACCACCAAGACGCAGTAAGGATTTTGTAGATTTTTTTATAAAAGGTGTAGATAAGTCTAAACATAATTTTTTAGATAAAAATAAAATGGTGTTCAATTCATACAAGACTGCAAAGACATATGGACAACAATCTGTTGAAATACCAAAAGAACTTAAGAGCATACTAACAAAATGGATTAAAGTTAATCCAACGGAGTATTTATTATTTGACCAAAATATGAATCAATTATCATCAGTGAAATTGAACCAACGAATGAATAAAATATTTGGAAAGAAAATCTCGGTAAATCAAATGAGACACACATATTTAACCGATAAATATGCTAAGACCAGTGAGGAATCTAAAGCCCTTTCAAAGGATTTAGATGCAATGGGTAGTAGTAAAAATATGGCTGATACGTATATAAAGCTAAAGTAATTAACCTAAAATATAATATGATTTATCTTTTTTAGCCTTGCTTGGTCTAACATAGGTTTTATTATATTCTTTCATATAATCCAGTCGTTTTTTTTCATGTTCTTGTCTTTTTTGTTCTATATACATTTCTTGCCATTTCGACTGATTTGCAATTATATATTTGAAAATTTCATTTTCCATTTTTAAATATATTTATAGATATACTTTTAAGCCGTTTTGTTAGTATATATTTTAACTGAACTTGCATTCAAACTTTTATATGCATCAGGCTTTTTAAATTTTGATTGTTTTAAATCTGCTTGTAATTGAACCGATTGTTCAGACTTAAAATATTGATAAAAATAATTAGACAATAAATTATTCAATGGCATTATATTATATATTAAGATTTTTTAATATGTAATTAAAATAAATGAAATTATTAGAATTATTTAGTGGTTCAGGTTCTGTTGGAAAAATAGCAAAAGAATTAAATTATGAGGTAATATCTCTTGATTTAAAAGATGCCGATATTAATTGTAATATTTTAAATTGGGATTATACTATTTATCCTACTGGATATTTTGATATTATTTGGGCTTCTCCTCCTTGTGATACATTTAGTATAATGAGACAATGTTGGATTGGTAGAAAACTTAAATGTCATAATGGTAAAGTATGCACTACAGAATTATTACAAAAAGATATAGATGAAATCGGCTTACCTATTTTAAGAAAAACTCAAGAAATTATTAACTATTTTAATCCTAATTTATGGTTTATTGAAAATCCTCAAACAGGAAAAATGAAAAATTATATTGATGAATCTTTTTTTGATATAGATTATTGCAAATATAGTGATTGGAAATATAAGAAAAGAACTCGTATATGGACTAACAAAAAAAATTTTATTCCTAAAATTTGTAAAAATGATTGTGGAAATTCTAAACATATTAATTTAGGTAGAATATCATCTAATACAATGAGTCGTATAAATGAAAGATACAAGATTCCTCCATTATTAATTAAAGAATTATTGGTATAATATTTTATACTTGCATCTGCATTATATATTATTCAATTTTTTAATTATTTTATCTGACGCAAAAATTTTAAACGACTATCTTAGTGAACTCTTTTTTCTTACAAGCAAATGCGGTATATTTTTAACACCAAAATTCTCTAAATTAGCTTTATTACTTTTTATTTTTATGCTCGTAATATTACTAAATAAGTTATTTATTCTATTTACCTCTGATGTATAATTTTCTAAACTTCTCTTTCCTATACCTCCTTTTGCATAGTATTTTGTTTTAAAACTTAAATTGTCATTACGCATGACATTTTTATATTTTTCATAATTATATAATGTTCTTTCATAATCATCTAAAAATCCACTTACTTTAATACTTTTATCATTCTTCCACATAAAACAACAGCCTACGCAAAAATACAAACCTGTTTTTATATATTCTCCTTCTTTGTTTGGTCTCATATAAAATTTATTTCCTGTTGGATTTACCCCTATAATAGAACAATTAGAATTATTTAAACATTCTTCCATCTTATTTAATTCTTTTTTTAAATTTGAATCTTCTTTAAATACAAATGATTTTAAATCATCATCAAAACTAACTAATATATCGCCATTATTATAATAATCTTGTATAAAATTTCTTATATTTTCTATACCTTTTACACCTATAATTATATTACACATATTAAAAGTGGCTCTATATAAATCATATTGTTCTTGATTTGCAACAAATATAGTGATTTCATTTTCTTTTATACCTGCTTCTATTAAATTTTTATATGTCATTGTCCTCAAAACATCAACTCTATTATAAGAAGGTATTATTATGTGCATTATAATATATTAGAGAATATTTATTTCCTATCAAATCATTAGTATTATAATGTTCTAATAATGTACCATTAAAAACAATTGGTTTACAATTAGTATCATATTCTGTTCCATCTACAACTATATTACAACCACTATAATCGCCAAATGAAACTAACAAACTATCGCCTACATTATTGCAATCTTTATGCTTAGGACAAATAACATTATTATTTAAATGAATTGATGTATAAGCAAAAGGACAAATTAAATCTCCAATTCGTTTTAGTTCTTTATAAATACTTGGATATTTAATAGATGGTTGGCTTAGTTGATACTTACCATTAAATCTTCCTCTTGTAAAACCAAATGTGGTAGACCTATGTTTGCCAAATTGTCTCCTGCTGTTGGTTGAATTTTTTAATGGTATTGTTATTTGATTAAGCATACAATATAATTCTGAAAATTGTTCAGGATTTATTTCAGGTAATTGATTAATATTCATTCTATATATTTATCAAATACTTTTTTATTATACTTGCATCTGCATTTTAAAAGCATCTATTCCTCCATTTGTATCCTCGGTAATTGAATCTGTATCAGCTATGGTTGTAATTTCTTTTCTTAATTTTGGATCCTCACTTTGAAAAAACATTTTTAAAACATATTCATTTTTCAAAAAGTTAGTTGATTTATTTAAATCCTCAAAATACTCCAAAAATTGTTCTGTGTCTAAATAGATATCCCCTGTTCTATGACTAAAATTATTAATATAATGCAAATAGGCACAACAATACCAGCCACATGCATTTGCCATTAAGCTTTGAATATCCTTTGTATTGAATGGAACTTTTTGTTTACAGAATTTCATTATCTTTTCTTTTACAATTTCCGGAGGTGGCATACCGTATGCATCAAAGTATATGGGTGCAACCTTACCACTTGGATATTTTGCAATCTGAAAGCAAGTCCAATGAGAGCCATTATTCAATAAACCCTCAGCATTATATTCGTCCTCTAAATTAATAAAGTATGCTTTATTATATTCTAAATTGCACGGGATTTCATTTTTAAATATGATTCCTTTTTTTGTTGCAAGTGGTATTTTCATCTTTTGGCAAAGTTCTCTAATTTGTCTGTCTGTCAAACTCATTTATATTTAATTAAGATTAAAAATTCCTTAATTAATTATTATTTCATTTTTTGTTTACAACATTAATCCTGAACCTGAAAATCTTTGATAAGCTGGAGGCAATGTTTTAGAAAATTGAAAATTAGCACCTAATGGTTGAGACCTTAATGCTTGTGGTGAGTGTCTTACTAAACCACCATTGAGGCCAACAATGGCCGCACTTTTACTAACACCTCTGCCTGAACTTTGACCAGCATATAATCCTTGACCTGCTAATGCTCTTTCATAAGCAGAAACAGATTCTCTTTGTTTTTCAGCTACTGATCTTGCATTTAATTCAGCCATTGCCTTATCTGAAAGAGCGTTTGCAATTGAGGCTCTGCTTAAATTACCCATATTAGTTCCCAATTGAGCATTTAAAGAACCAAGTGCTTGGTCTTGAACATAGCGACCTGCTAGACTTGTTGCTAATTTTGCCTTTGAACCTCCTGCATTTGATTGATAAGCAGATGGATTTGCTAAATAATCTGAACCAATAGTGGATAGACCAGCAATTGCAGGGGCAATAAATGGGATTAATTCGGGTTGAGCTACACCTAAAGCTGTTCCTGCAGTTGCAATTCCACCTGTTAATGCTGCCTGAGCCAATGGTAGATAATCTCTTGCAACATCATATATTTGCTTTCTTGCTCGTTTTCCAACTATTCTGCCAAATGCACGGTCAAATCGCTTACCAAAAATGCCTTGTCCCTCCATCTGAGCTGCCGCACCTTTATTCATTGCAATTTCTTGAGGTGATAGGGCTAATTCCATACCCTTGTTTCTGCTAAAGGTTTTTGTTAGTAAAGAGTAATTCATAGGGTCAACGATTACCGCTACACCTTGGCCTTCCATTGGCTTTTTGACTCTAACTTTATGTCCGTTTCTTAGACGAGACAATTGTTTGGGCGATACATGAACTTTTACGGATTTATGTTCCTCCATTATAGATTATACTAACAAAAAAAAGATAATAGAAAATTATTAATTGTGATTTAATGTATTTTATTTGATTTTTTTAAAGTATTAGATTATTAGAACCCCAATCATATATTTTTCGTTTATTGTTAAACAGACGAGCATCTTTTATTTTTATTTCTTTTTCACACCCAGCATAGTTATCATTAGTTAATAATGTTATTATCCAATCTTTTTCATCGTTAAGCGATTTGTCAATATCCCACACAATATATGTAATATATATATCTTTGCCGAAATAGAATTTATATTTGTTTCCTATTTTTACCATATTAGACACTATATATTATAGACTTATCTTTAAGTTGATTTCAATTTTTTTTTTAATTTTAATTCAATTTTTTTAATTATAAAATTATGTTATAATTAAATTAAAATTTATTACGATATATGCTCTCAAATATTTAAACCCTTGCTCCGGAAAGGACATCCACCGACACACTAACACCATATTCCACGAAACACCATAGATCTACTGGACGAGCAGAGGTATTTTGACCGATAATTTGGATTGATTTTGGCACAGATTCCTCAACTGGCAACATTCTTGAAACATCAACATAGTAATAGCAATATTCCATTTCAAATCCAAGCTGGTCTACTAAACCACTGGAGAGGCCGTCAACGAGGCCACCGTCAACAGAATTGACACCATACAACTGATTAAGGTACTGTTCCCATGAATATCTTTGAGTATTGTAAATCATATTCTGACCTGAAACTACTACATTAAAGTTAGTAAGCAAACAAAGAGGCGATGTTGCACCAGTTCCAGCTGGGTCATAAGGAGACTGATAGGCAGGGAGAGGAGAGGCAGCCGCACCTATAATGTTATTTGAGGAGGCCGCATAAAATGGGAGGACTAATACGCTCTTAATATTAGCAATACCATTGGTCAAAAGGCTATTGACCTGACCTGTTAAAGCAGGAACATTGGTAATCTGATATTGGTAAATGTCAGTATATTTAATTTGCTTAATAGGAGAGGACAAGTAGGCTGACTCAAAAACAGGGTTAAAAGTATATGCAGGAACATACAAGTATATGCTACGAGCCAACTGAGACTGAGCCACACCAGCGGTAGAGGCAAGTTGTGAATCAAGACAAACAGCACCAACAGAAATATTGGCTCTGTATGAGGCCGCACCAAAAGCAGCCGCACCTCCCTGTGTGGCTAAAGCAGATGAAATCATTATAGGACAAACACCTCCAACTGCATTAGCAACACTGTCAAGAGTTAAATTACCTCCAGCAGCCGCAGATGTGAAAGCAACTGTAGTGTTATTCAAGTTAAGAGTCATTTTCATAAAAGTTCCTTTTAAGAGAGGAATAAAGTTAAAGAATGAATGAATGTGTTTCAACTGGACAAAACCCATAATAGAAATTTGGAAAACACCATGATTAGTAGCATTAACACCATTAACTCTTGTGCTAATATAGGATTTCCATAAAAGGTTGCAAGATGATGCGGGTAAAATATCAGCACCATAAGTTCCTGAACCACTATCACCTGATGGGTCGTAATTGATATATTGCTGTCTTGAGACCAAACCGCGATTACCATTTTCAGACTTGTATTTATTAAAAGCTCCAGTTACAACACTGCCTAAAGCATTTGCAGATGCATTCGTGTTATTACACACACCGCAACCAGTGGCACTGACGGCTGCCTGATAAGACCAAGAAAGAGGGTCATCAGGATAAAAACCCATAGATGCACCTTGAGTCATAACATCACCCCAAGAAAGAGAGGTCATCAATTTAAAAGAGTTCCACATATTGACAAATGGGGTCTGTTGTATGATCGTAGTTCCGTTCATATCTAAAGTAAATGAATGAATTATCTGACCGAACCAAGACTTAAGACCAATAGCATAATCAGCACTTGTGGCCGCAGTTGCAGGAGCAAATCCAGCAGCCGTTGCCAATGTGGTTGTTGCTAAAGATAAAAGCATTGGGATTGCCAAATACCCCTCCCTGTAGGACATATACTTATTCGAGTTACTGAGCTGTGATGTGTCGATGACCGATTGGTTGCTATTATAGTTTCCGTTTTGATTGTCCAAGATATTAATCCAATCTTTCTTAACAAAAATGGAGGCTGAGCCTTCTACTTCCTGAGATAAGTCAAATACTAATTTATCAGACATATTATAATTATTAATGAGATAAAAATTTTGGCTAATTCTAAATTATTGAATTAGCTAAAAATATTTTTTGATTAAGTCTTATAGGTTAAATTTAATATTTTTGATTTTATTTTTTTGGGGCTTAACTGCTAAACTTAAACTCTCCAATTTTTTGCTTAAAGCTCCACTACCCGACATTGGGTTTCTGCCAGTTGTTGCTATATATTCATCAACTGAATCATAAGAACTACCAGCACCTGCTCCACCTTGATTTAGTAAAACAGACCCACCCTTGCCTTGCATTCTTGAAATTCGTCTGCCCGGAACATAAACTGAGGTTATTCTAACCATTATTATACTAACATAATATTATATTTTAAGCTTGGTCTAATCATTCAATATTTGATATTCGTTTCCTCAAATTCCTTAATTTTAAAATATTCATTATTAAAGAATTTATAATTGTTACTTGTTTTAATATATCTTTTTCCTTAACTACATCAGAACCAGTTTTTAAATCATTTGTTAGGCGTGATTGTTCTTTTTGTAAATCATCATACATTCTTGTTAAAGATTGTTCCGTTATATCATTCGTAAAGTTCATGTCTATGTATTTTAGCAAGATTATTAATTGGCTAAAATAATGTGTTCTCTATATTAACTATTATTATGCGGCCTGTTCATTTGCATCTCGTATACATAAAACAATTGTAATCGATGGGTCATTAATCGTAATAGGGTTTAAATCTGTTCCTAAAATTGTTAGTCTTAATTCATTGTAAGTTCCATTTATCAATTTAGTCCATATAAAGGCAGGTGGCTTTTCTGAAATAAGTTCTCCTACTGCTACGCTTGGCACTAATGTATAAAGAATACTTGATGGTTGAGCGTATGCATTATCAATATTAGACAATGAAAATAACAGCGATGAATTGGGTTGCACATTTGGAGCGACCGTAGAAATATATGATATCGTACCATTTGCCAATTTGCTTACATATTGACTAGTAGGAGGAACAAAAGCATTATTTAAATTTTGAGCCGTAGCAAAACCAGCAGTGTATCCAACGATTATGTTAAACTTTGCTGGAATTGTAACAATAGGATTAAAACTCTGTGGCGGAAAAGGAACGGCTGCAGGATTCGTCCAACCCACTGGCAATGATGTTGGAAATAGATATGTATTTATTTGCACTGCATAACGAGCTGGATTTATTATAAATTCAGCATAGTATACATTTTCTCCTGAACCATTTACTAAATAATGACCATTTTGAATCATTGTATATTGTAACAATTGATTCAATGTTGTTATTTCATACAGACCATCCGGAATTGACACTGTATATGTAGTGGCTACTCCTGCTCCGTTAATCCAATTATAACTGAAAAAATTGTTTTGATAGGTAGATGTTATATTGAACCAGCTGTAATATATAGAGCAAGATGCAAACGCCAAATAATTATCCTTAAATTGCACTGAATTTGGAAATCTATAAACGAATTTGTTATTCTGTCCGTCTTGAACAAGATTACTTTGATTTAATACCAATGTTTTAACCATTATATATTATTATAGATAAAAAATAATATAAAATTATCGTCTTAATAAATAGGGCATTATTAATTTCTTTTTAGATGTCTTAATTTTCTGTCCGTCTAAATAGTTATGCAGACCTGAGCCACTAAAGGTATTTGGTTTTAACATAAGTTCATTTGGCACTTGAGACCCACCGAAAAAAAATGGAACTTGAAATTCCTCTGACCTCATTTGGGGTATGTTATTGGACATATAAGGGTGAGCTACTTTTGGATTATATCCACCTGACATGATTATACTATAATATAACAAAATAATTTAATTTTCAAGCCAAACAATATCATTTGGCAAATTAATTTTATAACAATAATAGAAACAATCAAAATTACAAGCATTTTTCCATTTATCAGGTATTTCACCATCAACTAATTTTATGAAATGAATTCGTTTCCTTGGTATAATTATTTGCAATTTTTTGTCTTTCCATTGTCTAAAATAACTCGTATTTATTTTTGAACTTGGCATTATTAGGATAAATGGTTTATCTATTATCAACAATCGTTGCAAAATTTCTTTTACTTTGCTAAAAGGTGGATTACTAACAATAGCGTCATAATTATCAGGTTGTTCCTCAAAGAAATCAATTGGCTCGTGTATTACATCAAAACCTAATTCCTCTAAATATTTTCCTGAATTTCCGTCGCCATAAAATGCCTCCCATATTTTGCACTTTGGAATATATTGCTGTATATTTTCCCAAGCGTATTTTGGTGTCATATAGTCATCGTGCTTTAAAAATGTTTTTGTATGAAATCCAGCCATTTATAATATTATAATAATATGATAAATTAATTAAAGCGAATTTATACAAAATCCCATTGGTAAGTTTTACTGCCTTTTACAATTCTCGCTATTGATCCAACTTCCCCTACTGCGTTAAAGTCTTTCGTTGAGAAAGATTTATCGGTTTTAGATATTACATTGTGGATATGGTGAGGTTGATTTTTATATTGAATAGAAATTTTATCACCTACTCTAACTTTATCAAATTTCTCTACTTCACTTAAAATTTTCTTCTGTTTCTGTGCAACATTTCTATCCTCAGCTCCCATTTGCTTTGTTTCTTTTATTTCAATTGCAAGTTGTTCTGCCTCTGCTTTTAATTTTTTTGCTTTTTTTATTAAATTTGTATCTTTTGTTTTTTTTGCTTCCTCTTTTACTCTATTATACTCCTCTTTTAGTTTATTATATTTATCTCTTTTTGAAATTGGTTTTTTAATTGATAAAGCAACATTTCTATCCTCAGCTCCCATAGTTTCTGTTTCGGTTCTTTCTTTTGCCAGTTGTTGGTCTATACGAGATTGTATATCCTCTGATGACATCTTAAATCTTTCCATAGTCTCATTTAATTTTGTTGTTACTTTTGTTGGATAAGCTTTTCTATATGCAAGTTTTAATTGAGGATTGCTTAAAGCACATCCATAAGAAACATTCATTTTTTTCGCCCAACTCTTTACAAATTCAATCCATCTATTTGGCATAATATATATACTAATATAACAATTTAATTTTTAATTTCAATTTTTTTAAATTTCTCGTTTACTCATCTCAAGTAAAATATCTTTTGCCTGTCCCTTGGGTATTAGATCGCGATCTAACATTTCTACTAAAATCTGTTTAAATTTTCTGAATAAATCTTTGCTATCATTACCAGCAATCATTTGGCCACGCATTATTTCAAACTGATTTATTAACTGTTCATTTTTATCTTTCTTTGGCGTTGGAACATCTAATTTTGAACTTAAATTAGACTTATTACTAACAAATTTGAGGTATTCGCGTTCGTCATCGTCCAGCTTTTCGAGTTCTGAAAAAGAGGGCAATGCACCACCAGCTATTTTTTTAAATACTACAGTGAGATTTGGACTAACACGACGAGTTTTCATATCTCCCATAAATTGGCCACCGTGGCGTTTAATCATAACCACACCATCAACCAGTTTTTTACGATTAATCAAAAACTTTCCAAATGGGACATAATCAGGTTCTGCACTAATACCAGCACTATAATCTACTTTAGATGTTAAACCCTTGCCTAACATTTTTCTTACTTTTTTGAGTCCTTTTCCTTCAGCAACAACGGGTAATTCTTCAGTTCCACTTGGCTTACTCTCAAACCAAGCTGTAAATATTGGTGTTAGTTCTTTAGAACCAGCCGTCTCTATTCTTTTTTTTGGTACTTGCAATTCACCTGCATCTACTCTTGATTTAAGAAAATTTCTCTTTCCTTTTGAGCTTAAACTATCAAAATCCTCATAACTTTCAATTCGCATAGATGGGTCCCATGCTTTTTTACCTCCAGTTGATGGTGTTCTCGGCATTTTTGAAGGTGCTTTTTTAGGTGTTCTTAATTGTTCCATTATTGGTTTCATGCTTTCATCATAGCTTGTTAGTTCATCTAATCGTTTTAATATAGAGACAATTACTGTTTCATCTCCTTTTTCCTGAGCTATTCGCAATCTATCCACTAACACTTGGATTTCATTACGAGTAGGCAATTCATTAACTAACAAATTTACCTCTTGTAAAATCTCATCTTTTAATATTGGATTGTTAGTTTCAGCAATAAGCCTAAACGCCTCAATAGAGGTGTCAATTGCATCTAATGTTTCTTTTAGGTTGTCATCTATTTTCTTTCCTAAAACAGTGTTTTCAACTCCTAATCGTGCTAAACTATCCCTAATATCTCGAACATCTTGTGCTGAAATAATAGTATTCATTATGGTTTGCTGATTCGCTAAAAGTTGTTGTCCTGTTTCTTGTTGTAATCCATAATCAACTCCTTGTGTTTCTAAATATTTACGCATATATTTTTGAAAATACGGATTAAATACATCTGCAGGAACTCCCAATGCATATTTTGGTTTTAAATCAGCAATAATAGTATCTATTTGCTGTGCTAAAAATCGTGCCTCATTATCATCTAACTCATCAACAACTCGTTGTGCATTATCACCGCTCATTATTTCTCCTAATTTGCTACGGATTTCAATTCTCAATCTATATAAATCGGCTAATTTCTCACTCGTAGTTCGTGTGTCCGTTGGCTGACTTGGCGCTCCAGTTCTAACATAAATTTTATTGGCTTGTAAGTTCAAGTCATTGTTTTTAATCTCTAAAGCAAGGTTGGCTAAATACTCGTTCCTAAACTTGGCTACATCAAGAGGGTTCTTGTATGGTTGTCCACTCATATTATTATATTAATAGATAATATAAAAATAATTTCTGTAATTATATTTCCCGTAAATTCCGTCATTTTATATTTCCCGTAAATTCCGTTATTTTATATTTTCCGTAAATTCCGTCAAATTTATTCCGCCTTATCTCCTACATATAATACTGAATGATCAGGAAACGATGACTGTACCACTGGATAATTGCTTATATCATTGCCTGATGCAAATACATTGTCAGAGACAATTGAATTGAATTCTTTGTCCATTTCCTCCTCTGTCATATACATCATCATTGTTGTTAGTTCTCGTAAAAATCTATCCTTTTGTCTTTTGTTAAATGTGCTAGGATTTGTTAGAGGGTGTTTCTCCCATTGATCTAACAAAATCACCTTACATTTTAATGCCTTTGCTTTTAGAGCTTGTAATTCTTGTTCACTAGAAACCTCAATCGGTTTTATTTCCATTATTATATAATTAAGTTTAGATAAAAAATTTCCTTAATTTATAATTAATTAAAAA